CTTTAGTATTGAGCGATATTAAAGCATTAAATACCACAGGCACTTGGAGTGGTAACACGTATACGTTAAATGGTGTGACATTTGAAGTATTGACAGATAGTGCAGATAATGTTGAGGGAATCAAGGTAAATGGATTGGCTAGTGCATGGACTACTCTTAACCTTGACATGTATACATTTGAAGTTGGAAATTATATATTTTCCAATTCAGACGATATACCGAATGGGCAATATGTCACTATTACAGACGTTGGTGCTTTGAGTGTCAACGCAAGAACACTAAACGTATCAATATCTGAAAGTGAGACACATAATATTTATATCGGAATTGACGCTGGGACACAAACAAATAATACGATATATCACCCAATGATTCGCTTATCCACCGAAACAGACGCAGATTTCGAGCCATACTCCAACATCTGCCCTATAAGTGGACAAAATAATGCTACGTTTGAGTGGACAGGGAAGAATAAGATTAGTGGATATAAAGCAAACACATCAATTAACGATTCTGGGCAAGAAGTTAGTAATGCAGGTTCATGTATAAGTAATGTTATTGAGGCATGGTTTGGCGATTACACACTGTCATATACTAAAGATACGGGAGCAGTTGTCGCTCATTGTTTTGATATAAATGACAACTATTTGGGATATTTTGCTATAGGTGTTGCGAATCCTGTAACTTTTGCTTATAACCAATTAAAAAATAATACGGCACATTTTATATTGCAATGGAATAAGAATAATCAAGGCAGTGTGTTGCCTACTAATGGTCAGTTAGAAATCGGTTCAACCGCCACGGCATATGAACCATACACTCACGGCGAAGTATCAATGAACTTTGGCAATACATATTATGGTGGATTTTGTCGGTTTAATGGTCAAATATATCCCGATTGGGATTATATCGCAAGTTACAACGGCGAAACACTTTCGGGCGAGTGGGTTTCTGACAGAGACGAATACACGGCAGGAACAACACCAACGATTGGTGCAGAGGTTGCATATAAGACCACACCAAGTTATGTTAGAGTAACGCCACCTGCTAATTTGAATCTGACAGACGATTATCCAATCGAATATAACGGATATATGGCAAGTATCAGTTATCAACCAAAGAATACTGTATTGGCAGAAGCGAAGAAATACACGAATCAAGAGATAGCGAAGTTAGGACTTCCACAACCACCTACTATAGACGGGACATATCATTTAGAATGTTCGGTAAGTGGGGGAAATCCTACCATTACATGGGTTTTAAATAGCTAACGTATTATAACCTTTTTCATACTTTTTATTCGGCATCATGGGCGGACATCGTTCCGCCTGTGGTGTTATTTAAGGGGGAATACAATGAAAGATTTCAAGAGTGTTGGAAAAACTGTGGGTGGAAATGAGGGGGACAAGTGTAACTATCCCACAAGACTTGACACCTATGGATGCGGATGCCAACACGATTGCAAATACTGCTATGCCAAGACATTGTTGGATTTTAGAGGCTTATGGGACCCATTGAATCCATCAGTTGCAAATATATCTATGATTTCCAAAGAAATCAAGAAGCTTCCGAGAAAGGTGATTCGACTAGGTGGAATGACAGATTGCTTTCAACCACTTGAGAGGCTACACCGAAACACATACAAGGCAATCAAATTGTTGAACAAAAGACGAATTCCATATTTGATTGTCACAAAATCGGCAATGATAGCTGAAAAGGAATATCTTGAGCTGATGGACAGGGATTTGGCACATATTCAAGTCACTGTGACAACAACAGATGATGAGCTTGCCAAGACATATGAAAAGGCATCTGTTCCTAGCGAACGAATCAAAGCAATCAAAACATTGCAAGAAAATGGATTTGATGTTCAGCTGAGATTAAGCCCATTCATTCCGCAGTATATAGATTTTGACAAGCTGAACAATTTGGGAATTGATAAGATATGCATAGAATTCCTGAGGGCGAATTCATGGGTTCAAAAGTGGTTTGATATAGATTATTCGGAGTATACTGTCAAACAAGATAATTACAGGCATTTGCCTTTAGAGAAAAAGAAAGAGTATATATCTAAAATCACAGGGTTTAAAGAAATGACAGTTTGAGAGGATGAATCCGAGGCTTATGAATATTGGAAAAACAACTTCAATCATAACCCAGATGATTGTTGCAATTTAAGGAGATAAGAATGGAATTAAAAATTGAGTATGTTAAGAAAGAAGAACTGCAACCATATGTGAACAATGCCAAGATTCACACACCGGAGCAAGTAGAACAAATCAAGAAAAGTATTGAAGAATTTGGATTCAATGATCCAATTGCCATCTGGAAGAACAATGAAATCATTGAAGGACATGGAAGATTGTTGGCCGTGATGGAAATGGATGATATTCAAGATGTTCCAATTATCAGACTTGATGGATTATCTGATGACCAAAGAAAAGCATATACATTGATTCACAACAAGTTGACAATGAACACAGATTTCAATCTTGAGTTGGTAGAATTGGAAATCGAAGATATTGCAGACATCGACATGTCAGAATATGGATTTGATTTGGATGTGGATTTTGGAGAAATCAACCAAAACATTTCCGAGAGCGAAGAAATTGATGTCGAAGAATATGATGATGAAAATTTTGAATGTGAATGCCCAAGATGTGGGTTCAAGTTTAACAGGAGTTAACAATGTTTGATTGGAAATGGTATTTGAAAGATTTAAAACAAGACAAAGATGTTAAAGTGTTTAGTTGTTTTAGTTGTGGTGGTGGTTCCACGATGGGATATAAGAGAGCAGGATTCAAGGTCATTGGAAACTGTGAGATAGATCCCAGAATGAATGAGATATATATCAAAAATCATCATCCAAAACACAATTATCTGATGGATTTGAGAGAATTCAACAAAAGAGATGATTTGCCCGAAGAATTATATCACTTGGACATCTTGGATGGTTCTCCACCTTGTAGCACATTTTCAATGGCTGGAAGTAGAGAAAAAGCATGGGGAAAGGAAAAGATTTTCCGAGAGGGGCAGAAAAAACAAACACTTGATGATTTGTTCTTTGTATTCTTGGAAACCGTGGAGAAATTAAGGCCAAAGATTGTTGTTGCAGAGAATGTCGCAGGACTTATCCGGGGGAATGCCAAAGGATATGTCAATGCAATTGTCAAGAGATTCAAAGAATTGGGATATGATGTGCAGATTTTCAAATTGAATGGCGCACAAATGGGAGTTCCACAATCAAGAGAAAGAGTTTTCTTTGTTGCGAACAATCAAAATTATCCTAAAATCAAGATGCAATTCAAAGGAAAACCAATCAAGTTTGGAGAAGTGCGAAGTCCAAAAGGCAAAGAGACCAAAGGCGAGATGACCAAGAAGAGATTGGAGAAATTGCAAAGGGGAGACACTTGCATCGCCGACATTACCAAAAGAACAGAGAACGGCAGATGGACAAGTTTTAATTGCAAAATCATATGGGATGATATGGTCTGTTATACATTGGCGGCAAATGGTGGATTTTTCAGAGCATATGACAAAAAAAGATTTTCAGACCAGGATTATATTAATGTATCATCATTTCCACAAGATTATGATTTTATGGAGCAAGATCCCCATTATATGTGCGGAATGAGTGTTCCACCCAATATGATGGCAAATATAGCAATGGAGATTTGGAATCAATGGCTAAAAAATTAAAAGTTTTAGAATTATTCGCAGGAACAAGATCGATTGGAAGGGCATTTGAACAAAATGGCCATGAGGTTTTTTCTGTCGAATGGAACAAGGATTTTGATAATATAGACCTATATGCAGATATAGGAAAGTTGGATGCCAAGGAAATCATAGAAAGATTTGGGCATCCAGATGTGATTTGGGCAAGTCCTGATTGTTCAACTTATAGTGTGGCGGCAATCGGCAGACACCGGAGAAAGACATACAAAAGTCTTGAGCCGGTATCTGTATATGCGAAATTCTGCGACAAAGTGAATTCGCATGTAGTTGACTTGATAAAGGAATTGAAACCCAAATATTGGTTCATAGAGAATCCACGTGGTGCAATGAGAAAGATGGATTTCATGGAAGGATTGCCAAGATATACTGTGACTTATTGCCAATATGGAGAAACAAGGCAAAAGCCAACAGATATTTGGACGAATCATCCAAATCCAAAATTCAAACCACCATGCAAAAGAGGAATGCCTTGTCATGAACCTGCACCAAGAGGGAGCAAGACAGGAACACAAGGAAGAAAGAATGCAAA